CCCGACACTATTCACGGTTCAGTTTGTGTCCGAATCCGCAGACGGCACGTTTGAGCGCACGGCGGCGGCGACGAAGGTTGTCTTTCCTGAATTCCCACTCGTGCAGGCAAGTCAAGACGAGTTTGAGGAGTTTGACCTGTCGGGATCCGGGCGCATTGTTGAGACATTGACCGACACAAGCGGAACCGCATAATGAGTGAGGAGCATGACGACCGGCGCGACTTGGACGCGATTGCACAAGAGTTGGTTGACGATACGCAAGAAAAGTTTGCAGAAACACAAGAAGCACAGGCGGAGTTTTTGGAGTCGGTTGCCGAGGAGTCGGGCGCGGAGGTCTTGGAAACGCGGTGTAATCTAATCGGCGAGTATACGGTAGACCTCAAGGCCAAGCTATCCGGCGACATTATGGACCGCATGGGTGCGTTGGAGGACCGGCTTGAGCGCATGGAGCGCGGCGACGCGGCGGCCTACGAAGTTGGCGAAACGGCGGACGAGATTAGCCAAATCCTCGCGGACATTATTGATGAT